CAACAGATACTCGTAAGGGCAACACCCTGAATGCCTGGGGAGACAAATATCTTGGGCCGATAATTGATAGGAATAAGTATATATATATTCATGATAACACAGAAAATATACCAATGATTAAATTAGATGATTATGTTTCTGAAGTTGGAATTGTTCCGAATGTTTTAAATATTGATGTAGAAGGTGCAGAGCTTTTAGTATTTAAAGGTGCAGAAAATACATTACGAAACAACAACTTAAAAATATTTGTATCTATTCATGATGATTTAGGTATGCGTGATTATAATACAACTCCTGAAGATACAATATCTTATTTAGAATCGTTTGGCTATGTCGGAGAGTTTTTGGCAAAAAACCATGAAGCACATTGGTATTTTGAAAAGAAATAATAAATGATAAGGGCATATCTATATTCTTTTGATGAAAAAGACTGTGCTTCCGACAAATGGGATTATGGTTTATTAAAAGAAATATTTGATAAGTATAGTATTGAACAGATAAAAGTAAACTCATTACCAGATGCTGATCGTGCATTTGTTGTTGTTCCTGGACCACAAAATCTTGGTCATGAGGAAGATGTTAATAAAGAGTTACAAAAAATAGGCAGAGTAGTTTTATTTTTTACAGGAGATGAAGAAGTTAGGTTTGATTTAAGTAAGATTAATCATCCTAACATAGAAATATGGATACAGACTCCTCATAAGAAACATAAAAAATATAACAAATTGCCATTAGGAACTCCACAACACTTAAAAAACTCTGTCCCAGAATATACTGAAAAAAAATATGATATATATTTTGGTGGACAGATAACACATTCAAGACGACAGCAGCTATCTGATGCTATGAAAACCCTTTCTAATGCCCTTTTTAAGCCTACAAAAGGCTTTGCCCAAGGTGATCATCCAAAAGACTATTACGCCAACCTTGCAAGCGCAAAGATAGCCCCATCACCTTCTGGTGCAGTTGTAATAGAATCTTTTAGGTTTTATGAAGCTTTAGAAATGTTGTCTTTACCAATAGTGGATGCTGTTGATCCACAAGGAAATGTTATTAAGTATTATGACTTTGTTTTTGAAGGTGAAACACCAATAAAATCAATAAAGAATTGGCACTCATTAAGAACTGTAATTCCTGAATTATTAAATAGCTATCCTCAAAATATGCACGATGCTGTTTGTTGGTGGATTAAATATAAAAGAGATCTTGGTATTAAAATTATGAGGCAAATTAATGCATAAAAGAGATGTAACTATTGTAATAGCAACCTCTGTTTTACCAAGTCATCCCAGCACATCTATTATTGATGAAACAATTGCTGCCATAAGATTGCATTTTCCAGATAACGAAATTATTTTACAGATAGATGGATTGCGTGAAGAAAGGATGTCACGTAAATTAGATTATGATGAGTATAAGAATAGAGTATTATGGAAATGTCTTCACGAATGGAAAAATGTTTTACCAATAATTTTTAATGAGCATAGTCATCAGACTACAATGATGAAAAAAACTATTAAATTTATTGACACTGCAGCAATGCTTTATGTTGAAGGTGATGCTCCATTAACCACTGATTGTGAAATTGATTGGCAAAAATGTTTAGACATGTTAGAAAATAAAAAAGCTAATACTATTCGTTTTCATTTTGAAGCACAGATTCCAGAACCACATAAACATTTAATGTTTGGTTTAGAAGATTGCTTTATGAAAACTGCACAATGGAGTCAGAGGCCTCACTTAAGCACTGTAAGATATTACAAAGATGTTGTTTTACCTTTTTCTGATGAAAGAACCTTTATTGAAGATAGATTTCACGGTAAAATTCAAGATGATTGTTTGCCTTATGATACCTTTAGTGAAGAAGGTTGGAGTTATCACAAGCTTTGGATCTATCATCCAGAAGGGAATATAAAAAGATCATACCATTTAGATGGTCGTGAAGGAACTCAAAAATTTACTACAGATGATAAAATATGGGGATATAAAGAATGAGATTAGGAATTATAGCAAGATCTGACAATACTGGTTTAGGTAATCAGACTATGGAACTTGTTAAGATGCTTAATCCTGATAAGATTCTTTTAATAAATTCCCAGTTTTTTAATAATAATAAGCAACATCCTGAATGGTATAAAGATTATAATGTTATTGAAACTAAAAAGGGTATGCCTAGAACCAACGAAGTGTTAGCATTTTTAGAAAACATCGATGTTGTTATTAGTTGTGAAACCTTTTATCATTTAGAGTTGGTTGATCTTGCTAAACAAAAAGGGATTAAAACTATACTTCAGTATAACTACGAACTATTCGGTCATTTAGCACACCCAGAATGGACTTTGCCAGATGTATTGCTTGCTCCTAGTATATGGAACTTAGATGTAATCGTGCAAAAATTTGGAAACAAAACACAAGTAATGCATCTACCACCACCAACAGATCATGCTTTATTTAATCAAGCAAAAGAAATAAATCTATCCAAAGATCATAGGCGTATACTACATATTGCTGGTAAGAAAGCTGCAAAGGATAGGAACGGAACTGAAAGTATTCTTAAAATGATTAAATATTCTAAAGAAGATTACGAATTAGTTATAAAATCACAGACACCTTTAAATCTTATCTGTAATGATTCAAGGGTAAAAATTGAAATAGGAAATCCCGATAATAGACAAGATATGTATAGTGGGTTTGATGCTATGGTTTTACCTAGACGCTATGCTGGTCTTTGTTTGCCTATGAACGAAGCTCTTATGAGTGCCCTGCCAGTTTTTATGACTAACATATCACCCAATAATGCAATTCTACCATCGCAATGGTTAGCTGAATCGGGACAGATTGATAGTTTTAGAACAAAATCAATGGTTAATGTTTATGATGCAAAGTCAGATAGTCTTGCTAGAATTATTGATAAATATATTAAAACTAATGAAAAAAATGAAATCAAAGAATTCGCATACAATATTGGTATAAATAATTTTTCTGTTGATAGTTTAAAAAACAAATATTTAGATATTATAAATAAATAAAAAGGCCAGCCCATTTCTAGACTGGCCCTCTAATAGAAGATATTACTTCTTCTTTGTTGTTGTTGCCTTCTTCTTTGCAGGTGCCTTAGCAGCCTTCAGAGCCTCATCTACGGCCTTAGCGTCTGGCAAGACACCAAAAGCCTTATCATTTGGATTAATTGCTCTTAATGCTACTGGAGCGATTGCAGCTACTAGAGCTGTCCACAAATCCTTTGGATCTGTTACTCCAGCCATGTATAGTGCTAGACCTGATGCAAGAACTGATCGACCATACGAAGCTAGCATTCCTTTTAGTTGTTCTGTATTCATATTATTCCTCCTAGGATATAACTCGTGTTAGTATTGTAAAACCAATCCATAAACCAATAATTCCTGCGACTCCCGCAAAAACTGGTGGTGCTGGAACTGGCAATTTGAATGCAGCAAACACGACGCCACATCCAAAACCTGTTATTGTTGATAGCACAATATCTTTCATTTTTACCCCTTAAATATTCCTTCTTTGTATTGTTTTACAAAACTTATTATATTTATTCTTTCTTCAATTGGTGGATTGTATATTTGTTCGATTCCTCCAGCAGTTAAAAGAATATTTTCAATATTTTCATTCTTTAGTTTATCTATCACTTCAGCAAATTCTTTGTAGGTAAAGTAATCATATTCTTTACGATCATCTTGTTCAAGATACTTATTCCATATTCCATCTGGTTTTGGCAAAGCCTCTAATTCTTCTTCTGTTTCTCTAAGCTTTGGCCTTATTGATACCATTATTTTTTTATTGTCTAACTCAAAAGCTTTACTTTTATACATAGCATAAGGAATAATCATTTTATTATTATGTTTTGACGCTGCATTAAAAACATATCTATTTGTTGTTGAAACAAAAAAATCTGGAAGTTTAGTATCAAGACCATTAAGCATGTCTAAGAAGTCTATTAAATAGTTTGATCTATCTATATTAGAAGACACATCTGTTACATCTCCCATGATTCCACTAAAGTCTTTTTTGTCACCATCTATATATTCTCTTCTAGTTTGTTTAATAGCCTGTTGAGTAAGTCCACTTCCAGATACTAGATTTATTTGTATTCTTCCTGGGCTCATTTCATTAAGAGAGTTGTATAACAAACATAAAAATTGTGGAGACATTACATATGGACGAGCTGCTACTAAATATTTAAATTCTTTATCGCTATCAATAACCCTAGCTATTTTTGTAAAAGATTCACCTTTTGTAACATCATAAATAAATAGACCACCATAAAAATGATTAGCATGTAGTTCTTCGACATCTTCTACGTGTGTGTTAAAGTAATAAAAGTTCACTATTAAATCACCTTATCTATTTTTTCTGGTAATAGGGTTTTTAATTCTTCTATTGCATCTGATAATATGCTTATTTGTGTTGCATATGGTTCAATTTCTAATGAACCAAAATCGTTATGATAACTTACCGTATCTTTTGTTTTTTCTATAATACCATCTATTGATTTTTGAACATCTTCAATATATTGATATGCCCAGTCCCTAGAATCAGAAAGAAATTTAATAAAATTTTCCTTGTGAATATCATTCTCATTTTTAAATTGAACATTATTATTGTCAATAAAGTCTTGTAATGATTTATGAGAAATTAATAGTCTTGTAAGTGATTTATTTAATTTATTTATTTTAAGCAATGAAATTAAATAAGCAAATGCAAAAGACCCAGCCAAGGTAAGGGATGTTGCAAGAATAATATTACTTATTAAAGATCCCATATTATAAGTATATACCATCTAGCACGTTGTTGTAAATTAAAAATAACATTATTTTATTGCCTCCCGTGTAACCAACACTATTGCTCCGTTCATTTCTAAAGCTTTTTTAACATTTACCACATACTGCAGTGCCTGTATTTTTTCATCATGAACCATTCTGGCAAATGAGTGTTCATTTAATTTAATTACAAGAAAATGATCACTATCAATAACTTGGACTTGGAATCCCTTTGGAGGGGTTATTGAATGAAAAGCTTTACGCATTGAATCTGTATACATTATTTTCTACCCCAACTAACCCTGTTCCACCCTCGCTCATGAAAGTAATAAAGGATTGTTTTTGTAACTACCTCAAAACTTGCAATTGCACCTGCTGTTACTGGTTCTTTGGTTATTACCCAAGATATAGCAAATGTATCTGCTGTGCCAATGACACGCCAGGTGATAGCCTTAAGTGCTGATCTTTGTTTTGTTACATTCATATACCCATCTCCTTGCGCTTTTGTGTAGCAGAGATAGCATGAATGTCTGCCCCCAAGTCTACTTGTTCAATCTTATATCCTACATCACGACCATAAACAATGTTGGTAATGTTAGGTAATCTTAGGACTAATGCCCCATCCATAAAATCATCCTTAGCAATATAACCCTTTACCTGATCAAAGGTAAGTGGATCTTTCTCACTTGTATTGTATGTATTACGGACCCCAAGTAATACTTGCTCTGTTCTCTTACCCGCTTCTTTGTAAAGGGCATGGTGACCTTCATGCCAAGGCTGGTATCTGCCCAGCATAAGGGTTGTAGGGGCTGTCCAGTCGTGTAACTGGCAAGCAGTAATGATAAGGTCAGCCTCTTCTTCCACAGTCATCCCAGCAGAAATACGGATGTCAGAATAATCGGGATCTTCCCACATCTTGTTTGTGTCTTCAAACCTTCCAGCATCAATTCTATCTACCCAAACAAGAATATCTGGCTTGCCAAACGCTGCACGAGTTAAGTCTGTTGGACAAACAAAATCCACAATTACTGGCGCTACACCCTGCTTAGAGATAAGTCTTGCTATTTCTCCCATACGACGAGCCTGCTCAATCCTATCTTCTGGTGTAAAACCTAGATCTGAATTTACTGTTGCACGAACCTCATCTGCATTAAGATGAATAGCATTAATTCTTTCTTTTAGTGCCTTGGCTAATTCTGTTTTGCCAGATCCTGGTAGCCCAATAATTTGTATAATCATTATTCTTCTCTCCTCCAGTGTATAAAAGATTTAATGTATACCGCTGCATAAGCAATAGCAGAAAAAATGAAACCATACTGATCTGTAACAAGTGCATACGCAATCCAAAGACATTCGTTTACACACAATACTATCCAGCCCCAGATACTTTTTCTACCAACAAAATAAATTCCAGCTACACCAATTACTGCTAATACCCATGACCACATATTATTGCTCCATTGTTAAAGCTTGCCATATTGATGACCAGTCTTTTTTAGTTTTGTGTTTGTTAAATTCTTTAGATATTTCTCCAGCTTCAAGGTACACTCCACCCCAGACTCCCCACTCTTTTCCAGATATTCCATTTGCAAAACATGTCTTTTTTACAGGACAAATCTTACACATTGAATCAATCGCTTGCCTATTAATTTCTTCATCTTCATACTTATCAAAAAATAAGTTTGTGTCAGTGTCAAAACATAGACCATCATCTTTCCATAAATGCTGTTTCAACTTTATCCTCTATACCTGCTTGGTATATCCCATCCTTCACGACCTGGACTATATACCTTGTGCAGATACCACTTATCTTTTATTCTGATTCCATTTACAGATGTTTTTGCCATTTCTGATTCTTTTAAATCAATGACATTCCATCCATCCCAAATTAAATTTTTGTTTCTGTTTACAATTTTGTCCATTGTATTTAAACTTCTGATATTCATTCTTTCCCCACTATCTATATACTATTAAAGACATTAATATTTTTAATATCTAAAAATTCCAACTTCAATATTGTTTGTTTCAGCTTTAGATACAAGCTTAGACTTTGATTCATTTGGTCTACTTAAAAAAGCAAAATAGTTAATTTGTTCCATATTTTCATCTAGCCATAATGGAGCAGCATTATAAAATTTTATTTTTTTACCTCTTGCTTTCATTCCACGTTCTGACAAATTAGAAAACTCTGAAACAAAATTATTTATTGCCAATGGACCAACTGAGTATATAACAAATTCATTATCGTCTTTATGCATTCCAGACATAGCAACACTCATGGCACGTAGAAATACACTATAGTCATTAAAGGTTTTAGTACCTTGAACCGCCACTATCATCTTGTACTACCCCATTCCTTAGTGAATCTAATATGTCCATCATTTTTTCTAACTCTTTTTTTGATAATTCGCTTACGTTTAATGGCTTAATCGTTTCTTCGTCTACTCTTCCGTTAATAGATTTAGCACTATAAAAAACATTATTAGTTGTCCAGTAAGCCATTCCATCTGTTATTATGACCTTTAACATATTTTTTTGAATATGTTTTTCAGATTGTCTAATCTTTTTTGGTCTTTCAAACATTTCTTTTGGAATAAC